AAGTTCAGTTTCTGACTCCTCAATATATCTATCAAGAATAGAAAAGGTGTCTTCTGACTCTTCAATCTCAAAAGTTTCAGACTCTTGTATTTGAAAGTTTTCTACAATCTTCAACTCATACACATTGGATGAATAGAGTTTATCGATATACTTTTCAAACTTCTTGTGATCTGTCTTGTTACGGACAACGACCTTAACAATCTTATTTTCATAGATTGATGGATTCAAAAGTGCGGGATCATCATCATTATAATAGAGAACATGGAACAGATTGTAGGGATTGTCTACTGGAAAATGTTCAAGAGTTTCTGTATCAAAGATAGTGAATCCTCTCCGATCACCGACATCTGTCCAGAACATCTCGTAGGGGTTACCGAGGTAATAGATCCGTCTATCATCCGATCTAGTGTGATAGTGACCACTGAAGACCTTGGTGAACTTTGAATATAACTCGCTTGCATGACCATGATCCATGACGATTTGTTTATTAACTCTAAATCCTTGGAGCTCAAGGTGCCCCATCGCGACCGTGCAAGTTGAATTTTGAATAAACCTGAGAGTGTTTTCTTCATTTTCTTTGTTGATCCAGGGGATGAATAATGTATCTAGATTACCGATAGTAACTTCTGATGCGGAATCATAGACATATACATTATCATATTCACGAAGTAGAAGGTCTACCGCATTCACTTTATTGGTGTTTTTGTAGTATGCTGTATGATTTCCCACAATGGTATGGACAGTAATGCCCATATCCCTAAGACGATCATAATAATTGTCTTTTGCCCATGCCAATGCAGAGAAATCAATACCCTTTCTACTATCAAAGGTATCACCCATGTCAATTACAGTAGTGATACCATTCTCCTCTAGATAAGGAAAAAAGATATTGTTGTAAAACTCTAGAAAGTAATCGTGAAAGATTTTGGAGTTCTTACGACAACCGAAATGCTGGTCTGTAATAATTGCTACACGCATCAGTATCTAAGTTTGGAATGCACACTATCTTTGATACTGTTATAATCTGAATAATTATCACTGTCAAGTTCATTTGCATCGAAGACCTCATCAAAATTAGTCTTCTCAAGAATTTTATTTTTAATTTCTAATTGTTTCTTTTCATGTTGAATTCTTCTCAAGAATGCATAGTAGATAATCTGAGTGAAGTATGCAAAAGGATTCTTGGATTTCTCTGGATTAAAATTATGAACATACCTAACACAATTTTCAATTCCATCACAAATCATATCATCTTTGAACATATAGTTCACAAAGTTTGGTTTATATGACAAGTGATTAGCAATTTTTAAAAAACATTCACCAATATATCTTGGAATAGGAGGTTTTGGTTTATCATTAAGTTTTGCTCTTTCCACTTCAGAAAAATAATTCTCAAGAGCTTCAAGAAAGTCTTTATTATTAACGTAGTGTTCAGAGTTTCTTCCTCTTTTCATGGTGGTCATTGGTTGAATGGGCATACATTATCTAATTCTCTTCACATTATATCAGTAAAACAAATAGTTGACAAGTTCTAAAAAGTTCAGTAGACTAGGTTTGTCCAGGATGAAAGATAAGTTATAGGTACTTAGAGATTAACTATCTTTATAGAGTTTTTCTAGGGTCTTTTTTGCTTCTTTGACACTAGATATATATCCCATCTCTCTAGAAAGTTTAGAATTATTTTCTTTATTATTTTTTCTTAAAAAATCGTTATAGTACATAATCATATCAATATTACTATTCTCAGTCATAGTGAGAACATCATCCATATTAATAATGATTAGATCTTCTTCTGTAGTCTTTAACCAGGGTTCTACTTTATAACCAGTTACAGAACCTCTAACTACAATCTCTTCAATTACAATTGGGTTAGAAAGTAAAAGAAGAGTTCTATCTTCTTCTTCTGATGCTGCTACTTTTGTAAAGATCTCATCTCCACATTTTAATTTGATTGTGGCGTAAAAATCATCTTCTATACCCATATACTACTCCTTGATGTTTACTGTTATAATCTCATAATTGAATTGTTCAGAAACGTATGTTTTTACTCGTTCAATAAAGTGATTCAATGTATAATTTTTTCTTGATCCTATTGTGAGGTCATCAGAAATATCATAAAGTGTTGCTTTAGTCTTGTCTTTGCCTTTTCTTAGGACTCTACCAATCGATTGTAAATTACGAATTCTTGATTTGGATGGAGAGGCAAATATTACATTATGTAGGTTCTTGATATTGATACCTGTACTGAAAGTTCCATAAGAAGCCACAATGATTGCATTGTTTTCCCTTTCAGTAATTTCCCTAACTTTCTCTCTATCCTCGGCATCAACACCACCATGGATAAAGAATACCTTTCTACCATCTTCTACTTTTTTATTTATTAAGTCATAAAGTACTGATCCATGTTTCTCCACTCTTGCAAATAAAACAAGAGTATTGCCTTTCAAATCTACAGTTAAGTTTGAGATAAAGTTATTTCTTTTTTCATGTCCAATGAGAAATTGAATTTCATCTTCATATGTATCAAATTTCTGAGGTTTGTATTTAAGAACTAAACATTGAATATCAAGAGATGCAAGATATCCTTCGTCTTGTAATTTTTTAGTTTGAGTGACTTTATATGATGGTCCAAACAATCCCTCTAACACCCATTTATGGGTCTGTGAGCCGTCTAAAGTTCCAGTGAACCCATATCTATATTTTGCGTCAGCAAGTTTATCCATGATACCAATCAGAGATTTACTCTTGAACAAATGTGCCTCATCTCCAATGACTACATCATATCCTTCAAAAAAACTTCTATCTAATTGATATACAGATTGCCAAGTAGTGATGGTTACTTCATTAGTGTTAACTCTCTCCCTACCAGCATAGATTCTATGACAATGATTCTCCGCATCCCACCCATACTCTTGAAAGTCCTTAAACATCTGTTCTACTAGAGATGTGGTGGGGACTACAAGTAATACTTTTTTCTTAGAACCAACAAAAAATCTGACCACTGAATAAATCATAAATGACTTACCAGATGCAGTAGGAGACAGTAATAATTTACGATTATATCTCAATGCATCATAAACTGCATCAATCTGATAATCCCTTGGTGTAATGTTTGGTGCAATGGATTTCATATAATCCTTCACACCCTCTTTGTTTACAAGATCATTTACCTCAAACGGTAAACCATAAAATTTATTTTCTACAAAGTTATACGAATATCCTGCGTTCTCACAAAATGCAATAATTTTATCTAACAATCCTACATAAATTCTCTTTGTTTTCAGATTGTATAGATGTACAAAACCATCCCAGTACTTATTACGGTACTGGGGCATAAACTTAGCACCCTCGACAGCGAAAGTAAATCTATCTTTCAGTTCATGCTCAATATGAGGTTCTGTGGTGATTTTTAAATATACTTCATTAACCTTTTCAATTGTCAAGTGAGACATAACATAAGGATCAGTTATGTCTATTTATTGCATGTTACTGAACTGGTGTTCTAGAATAATCCTATAGAAATTATCTCTCATAGTAATCAATTCCTCTTGTTCCTGAGGAAGTCCACCAGCCCACTTATCTACTGCTTGAGATAGTCCTTTATGAATAATTTTAATAGCTTCAATCGGTAACTCTAGATTATAATAATCTTCCTCCATTATCCTAATCCTGAATTGAAACGCATAAAATCTATACTATTTTTAATTTGGAAGTTTCTCTGACTAATCTGTTTCAAAATACTTTCTAGATATACCAACATGGTGTCATAGTATTCTATCTTTAACGAAACTCCTGAGAGTTTATCATCTGCATCCAAATATTTTTGCATAGTATCTTTATCTCTGATTTTTTTGGGAAATGGATTTTCAATATAGACCTCAGGGTCCGCCTTTCCACTGAAATATTCATATCTTTCATGTCGAATATTCTTTTTTTGTTGTTCTGCTCTCTTCCTTAGAAGAATAATGTTGTTATAAAGTTCATGGTATTTTCCATGAAGAACAGGAATGTTTAGTGATTCGGTATGGAGATTATCCATATCCATTTTGGAATCAGATTCCCACATCTTTTGGATAGTTTCAAGATCAATCATAGATTAGCACTGACTACAATCAATATCACGTATTTCGTATATAGTATACTTGAAAGAAACCTCTGCTGTAAAGAACTCTTCCGACCGTAATGTAGCGTCAAAT